TAGCGATTATCCATGTAGGTGGAAATACTGAAACTGAAATGAAAGAGAAAAAAGATAGAGTAGATGATGCATTACATGCAACAAAAGCAGCTATTGAAGAAGGAATAGTACCTGGAGGAGGAACAGCATTATTATATGCCTCTAATGGTTTAAAAGCTGATACAACAGGAGCTCAAATTGTAGTTGAAGCATGTGCTAAACCTTTCAACCAAATTTTAGTTAACGCTGGATTTGATAATGTTAAAGGACAAATACTAGCAGACCAACTATGTAATTCAGGTAATGATATATGGGCGGGTTATAATATTAAAACTGATGAAGTAGTTAATATGAAAGAAGCAGGTATTATTGATCCTACTAAAGTAGCTAGAACAGCTTTACAAAACGCCGCATCAGTTGCAGGTACAGTCTTACTTACAGAATGTACAGTAGTAGATGAACCAAGTGAAGAAACAGCTCAACCACAAATGGACCCAATGATGGGGATGATGTAAAATAATTTCGTATATTATGGCCACACAAATTGAAGAAAAAAATATTTTGATTGCTAGGAGAGTACCTCCAGGGGATAAATGGAGATTAGTTGCAAACGAACCAGATGGTCCTGTACATAATTCTTTAACTGATACTTTAGAAGCATACATGGTTAAGACTGGTTTTAAAGGTAGTTATAGGTTAGAACCATTAAAAAGTAATTTATATGCAATTGATTCTAAGGAAACAGAAGTAATACCAGAACCAGAAAAGAAATATTCAATATATGGCGAATACGGAGCATAGTTTATTAGTAGAAAAATATAGACCTAAAACATTAAATAATTATGTTGGTAACGAAAACATAAAAAAGTCTATATCTGCATACTTAAACCAAAATGATATACAAAATTTTATATTTTATGGTCCTGCTGGGACTGGTAAAACGACATTAGCAAAAATTATTGTTAATAGTCTAGATTGTGATCACTTATATATTAATGCTTCTGATGAGCGAGGTATTGAAACTATTAGAGATAAAGTTTCTAGTTTTGCATCCGTTGCTTCATTCAAGCCTCTTAAGGTTGTTATTTTAGACGAAGCAGATTTTCTTACTATACAAGCACAAGCTTCACTTCGTAATATAATTGAAACATTTTCACGTACTACAAGATTTATTATGACTTGTAATTTTGTAGAACGTATTATTGATCCATTACAATCTAGGTGTCAAGTACTTAAAATTGTACCCCCAACTAAAAAAGATGTTGCTAAACATTTAAATTGGATTTGCAATGAAGAGTCTATTACACATGAAGTAAATGATTTAGTACCTTTAGTTAATCAATATTATCCTGATTTACGTAAATGTATTAATACAATACAATTATCAACTGTAGACGGTGGAGCAAATGATTTATATCTTAGATTAGATCAATCTATACTAGTGTCATCAAATTATATAGATAAAGTTATCAATGCCCTATCAGAAGGATCTAAATTTAATAAAGTAGATTGTTACAATGATATACGTCAAATTATAGCTGATGCTAATGTAGATGATTTTGATGAGTTATTTAAAGCATTATACGAACGTGCATCTGAATATCTTTCAAATAAAGAAGGTACAGTAGCTATTTTAATAAACGAACACCAATATAAAGCAAATTTCCGAATCGACAAGGAAATAAATACAATGTCGTTAATTCAAAACTTAATAAATAATAAATAATCATGCAACAGCAAGTACAACAACCCCCAATTGATTTAAAAAATACAACTGCTATCAAAAATTTTGATGGTGGAGTTGTTTTTCAACAAGGAGTAGTATTAAGAACTGTATCTAAATTTGTAATGGGTACAGATGAAGATGCTCTACTCCCAATCCCCGTTTTTTATGATCCATCAACTAAGAAAATCCTTAAATCATCAGTTCCAAAAGAACTTAGAGAAGAATTAGCTGACGAATTAATGGATTAGATTTGAAGAATATCTTTGATTGGTTAAAGGCAATTAATACTACTAAACCTCCTGTTGAGTCATTTACTGATAAAGATTGGGAGGTTTGGAATAGTTATATGATACATAGATTTATATCTATGAACCCTGATTATATTGAAGTTGTTAACTATGTACAGGATTTTCCACCTCAAGAAAAAAAGATGATATATTCTATTTATAAAGAATTTATCCCTAAAAATAATAGATGGAATAAATATATTAAATCTAAAATTAAACAACCTAATAAAGATTTAGTAAATCATATTAAAGATTATTTTAAATGTTCAAGTAAAGAATCAAAAGAATATATTTATATGTTGGATAAACCAGAAATTAGTCGTATATTAACAAATAGAGGACTAGATAAAAAAGAACTAAAAACTATACTAAAATGAAAATTCAAGTTTACAAATTCCTAAAATCAGAAGCTGAAGCAGATAAAAATAAAGCATTAGCAAGTATTGAACTATTAACAAACAACCCAGCAGGAATAGGTGATCACTCAACTAAGGACTATTGGGATAATTGTACTGAAGCTCTTAAATTGTTAGCATCGGCCGATGAAAGATTAGAAATATTAGAAAAGTATTTTGAAATTAAAGGCCAAGTTAATGGGTGATACAGTTAAAAAATATTTTACAGATATGAGCGATAGAGAAATTATTAATTCTAAGCATTCAAAAAAGAAAATACAAGAATATATGGATGATGAAATAAATCAAACCATAACTATTTTTGAAGAAGAATATCCTGAATTAGCAGAAGAATTTCAAAACATACAAGAAGAAATGTATGAAATGTTTGCTCGTAAACATATGGATTATGGGTTAAATAATATTGCTTTAGGTGGAGATATCGTTAATAACAGCGATGATAAACAATTTTCACTAACTGGGTTATGTATTAGATTAACTGACAAAATATCACGTTTAAAAAATCTATTAGTAAATGGTAGAGCATTTGTTAAAGGAGAAGGGATGGAAGATACGTTTATTGATATAGCTAATTATGGAATAATTGGTCTTTTAGTAGGTCGAGATAAATGGAAAAAATAGTTTGGCTAAAAAAATTCCAAAAATTGTAAAGGAGATTAAAAATAACCCTCCTAACCCAATTAATTTTGCTTATCAAAAGAATATATCATATTCTCAAATGTCTATATTTAGGAATTGCGCTTATAGATGGAAACTACAATATAAAGATAAGATTAAAAGATTTAATTCATCTATTCATACTGTATTTGGAACTGCAATCCACGAAAGTATGCAACATTACTTAGATGTTATGTATGAAAAGTCAGCGGCAGCAGCAGATAGAGAAATAAACATGGAAGAGTATTTCCAAGATAAATTTATATCTGAATATCAATCCCAATATAAATCTAATAATAATGAACACTTCTCCTCAGCTGAAGAAATGAGAGAATTTTTTGAAGATGGTGTTTCTATTTTAGATTGGTTTAAGAAAAAACGTAGTAGATATTTTAATAAAAAAGGTACATATTTAGTAGGTTGTGAAATACCAATTGCAATCGCACCAAATAAAATGTATAATAACGTATTATACATGGGGTATTTAGATGTTGTCACATATAATGAAAAAACAGATACATTCAAAATAATCGACATAAAAACCAGTACTAAGGGTTGGAACAGTTATGCTAAAAAAGATGAAAATAAACATTTTCAATTAATTTTATATAAACAATATTTCTCTGAACAATATGGCATTCCTTTAGATAAAATTGAAATTGAATTTTTTATAGTAAAAAGAAAAGTATTAGATTGGGATGATGATAATATTATGTCTCCTCATCAAGCTTACAGAGTGCAAACATTTGCTCCACCAAGTGGTAAAATTAAATTAAATAGAGCTAAAAGTGCTGTTAATAGTTTTATAACAGAGTGTTTTAGTTCAAGTGGAAAAATTAAAGAAATAGATTATCCAAAATCACCTTCTAAATGGAATTGTACGTTTTGTCCTTATGGAGAAGATAAAGAATTATGTGGAGCAAAGGCGCATTTTGAGTAGATAATGATATATGTATAATAAATGTTTTAATTAATAAAGACTATGACAAATAAAAAACCAATGACACTAACGAGTGTTAAAGTTAAGAGCGATTTATTCGAGGATTTTAAAATTGAATGTGTAAAGCGTAAATTTTCTTTTCAAAAACTTGCCGACCGTAGCTTGTTTTTGTATCTTACAAATGAAGATTTTCGTAAACAAATTACCAATCAAATTAATATCGATCTATAAATCCTATGAACAAAAACTTTAAGTATATCCCTAAGGATAAAAGAAAAAAAATACTTCTAATTTGCGATGATATTAGAGTACATTCTGGTGTAGCTACAATAGCAAAAGAAATTGTAATACATACGGCTCAACATTTTAATTGGGTCCAAATAGCTGGATCAATAAACCACCCAGAAAAAAATAAAAGATTAGACTTATCGGAAAGCACTGATAAATTATCAGGATTAAATGATTCATCTGTTATCTTATATCCTAGTGATGGTTATGGAAACCCATCGATAATAAGAGAAATAATAAAGATGGAAAAACCCGATGCTTTATTTTTAATTACAGATCCAAGATATTTTATGCATATTTGGAATATGGAACAAGAAATCAGAAAAAGCATCCCAATTTCTTATTTAAATATCTGGGATGATTATCCAGCTCCAATGTATAATAGACCTTATTATGAAGCATGTGATTTACTAATGGGTATATCAAAACAAACAGTTAATATTAATAAATTAGTATTGAAAGGTCATGAAGGTAATAGAATATTTAGGTATATTCCTCACGGAAAAGATACATCTAATTTCTTCCCAGTTGATAGTAATGATTTAGAATATAACAATTTTAAGTCATCTTTATTTGGGACTAAAAACCCTAAATTTACTTTATTTTTTAATTCCAGGAATATTAGAAGAAAACAAATCCCAGATGCAATGTTAGCTTTTAGAGCATTTTTAGATTCTCTACCAAAAGAAGAAGCTAAAGAATGTTGTATGGTTTTAAAAACAGAAAAAATAACAGATGCTGGGACTGACTTACCTAAGATAAAAGAGTATTTATTTGAAGAAGAATATAATAATAATATAATTTTTATAGATAAAAGATTAACAGAACAGCAATTAAATTGGTTGTATAATATAGCTGATGCTCATATTTTACTTACTTCTAATGAAGGTTGGGGTTTAGCAAATACTGAGGCAATGTTAGCAGGTACACCTATTATAGCTAATGTAACAGGTGGAATGCAAGATCAAATGAGATTTGTAGATGAAAATGGAAAATGGTTTACACCTAGTGCTGATGTGCCTTCTAATCATAGAGGTACTTATAAAGAACATGGGGAATGGGCATTCCCAGTTTACCCAACTTCAAGATCAATTCAAGGTTCTCCTCCAACACCCTATATTTTTGATGATAGATGTAAATGGGAAGATGCTATGGAAAGAATAAAAGAATGTTATAATTTAGGTAGAAAAGAATTAAAACGAAGAGGATCAAAAGGAAGAGAATGGGCTTTAAGCAAAGAAGCAGGCTTTAATTCAAAACATCAAGCAGAAAGAGTTATTGATGCTTTAGACACATTATTTGATACTTGGAAACCAAGAGAAAAATATGAAATAATTAATACTAACAATTATAAAGGGAAATTTTTAAATCATAAAATTATATACTAATGAGTAAACCACGTTTTGTAATAAGTTGCCCATTTGATACCTATTCGGGTTATGGAGCACGTAGTCGTGATATAGTTAAAGCGATAATAGAACTAGATAAATATGAAGTTCAACTTTTACCTCAAAAATGGGGAGAAACTTCATGGGGATTTTGTAAAGACCACTCAGAATGGGAATTTTTGTTAAAACATATAGTTCCCCAAAATTGGCAACAAATGCAACCTGAAATTTGGGCTCAAATTACAATCCCAAATGAATTTCAACCTGTGGGTAAATATAATATTGGAATAACAGCTGGGATTGAATCTACCGCTTGTAAGCCTGAATGGATTGAAGGGTTAAATAGAATGAACACAAATTGGGTTTCTTCAAAATTTGCTAAAACCACATTTGAAAAAATGGCTTTTGACAAAAAGGATAAAAGAACGAACCAAGTAATACAACAAATAAAATTAAATAAACCAATTGAAGTTGTATTTGAGGGGGCTGATCTATCAGTATATAAATCAATCAAACCTTCAGAAATTAAAACTATTGATTTAAAAGATATTAAAGAAGAATTTTGTTATTTATTTGTAGGGCATTGGATGCAAGGTGAATTTGGTCATGATAGAAAAAATGTAGGTAAATTAGTAAAAGCATTTTTAGAAATATTTAAAAATAAACAAAATAAACCGGCATTAATATTA